GGTTCGCTATATGTCTACATCAATAGCGTTCTTTACCAGATCCCTGTACTCGCCACAAGCACTCCGACAACCCTCGGCGATGCGCTTGCTGCGGCGATAAACGCCGATCTCGACGCTCCTGTGACCGCCGCAAACGTGACAGGCACCATAACCTTCACCGCAAAATCTGCCGGTCCATGGGGCAATGGAATTTCGATTTCTGTGAACGAGTGGCCCCAGGATGGCGAGGCACTTCCGACTGGCGTCACGGCGACGATTACCGCGATGGCAACCGGAGCGGGTCTTCCCACGATTGCGACTGACCTTGCGAATGGCCTCGGCGTTGGTTCGGCGGCGAATGCCGATGGCTTCACTGATGTCATCCACGGGTACATGAAAGAGACTGTCGCGCTCGATGCTCTCGCTGATTATGTCGGCCAGGGAAACGAATTCAGCGGCCTTTACGACAGAAATGTGCATCGCCCGTTCCGTTCCCTTACCGGGGATGTAAGCACGGGTTCTGCGGGCCTCGCGGCGCTCATCGTTATCACGGATGCCCGGCTGAATGATCGCTGCAATGGCGTCATAGCCAGGCCCGGCGCCCTCGCCCACCCCTCCGAAATCGCCGCCGTTGCCATAGGAGAAATGGCTGCCGCAAACAACGAACTGGCCGAGTCGAATTACATCGGCAAGGTTCTTCCTGGCGTGGACCCCGGAAATAAAGCGAAGCTCGCTGGTCTCGACTGGACCCAGCAGTACACGAGCAGGGATATCGCCGTGAAAGCCGGGATATCCCCCACCATCATCGAGTCCGGCGCTGTCGTGATGCAAAACGTGGTTTCGTTCTACAGGCCGGCCAGCATTCCTGCAACGTCGAACGCCTACCGCTCGATGCGCAACATTTCCATCCTCCAGAATATGCTGAATGCGATTTATACCGTATTCAACAGCGAGAAGTGGAAACAGTTCACCATCGTCAGCAATACGGCGAACGTCAGCAACTCGGCTTCCAGAGCGAGGGCGCGCGATGTCGGCGATGTGCGCGATGAACTTATCGCGCTGATCAAGGATTTCGCGGCGAATGCCTGGATCTATGAGGCCGAGTATTCCCTTGCTGCGCTCAAGGTGGCGACCGCCATCGCCGTGCGCACGGGCGGGGACGGCTTCGTGAACACAATTCCTTTCGTGCTTTCCGGCGAGGGGCTCATCATCGATACCACGGCGTATGTCGATACCTCGATCGCCGTCCTCAGCGCATAAGGGAGGCGCGTGAACTATGGCAAAAGATATTGTCGGAACTCCGAAAAAAGTTTCTATCGCGGGTGTCGGGTATCGCGTAGCCGCCGATGCCGATTTCAAGGATGCGAAACCGGCATTCAAAAACGAAGCCGAACAGACAACGGGCGGGACGTTCAGAAAGATGGTCTCGCAGCCGCAGGAAGTCGAGAGCGTGACCCTCGTCGTCAATGGCGATGACCTAGACAGGCTGAAGGCCGTCCAGGAGAGCCAGGATGATGTCACGCTCTCCTACGAGACGCGCGCCGGGGATGCGTACTCCGGAAAGGGCTGGATCGATTTCGACAGCCGCCAGACAGCGAGCGGCAAGCTCGAAGTGAAGTTGTTCCCCCGCGACGGGTGGACTTCGACGGTTGCTCCGTAAGGGGCAATTCATACATAGGTCGCCTTTCTACCCGACGACCTAACATTTTTCATGGAGGCACAGAATATGTCCAAATGGTCCAATCCCGTTCCGAAGGAAGGGGATAAGAGTTCGTTCAAACTCAGCGAGGAATCGGCCACGGCTTGTGTGCGCGAACTTCTCGATTTCTACCATCTCAATGTTGGCGACATCGAAGATCCCGCAGGTAAAAATTCTTTCGAGCTTTCGCTGAACAAGCTCCAGAATGCCTACCGCCGCGGCGCCCTCGAAAACAAGATGGAAAAGGGTTCTCTGAAGATCATTCAGCATCTCGATCATGCTCCGGGCGACCTCAAGGAAATCACCTACGACGAACTCCAGGGCAAGTACAAGCCAGCTATGGACGCCTACGAATCCAAAGAGACGTATAAGCGGCAGTTCGCCCTCCTGGGCGCTCTCTCCGGCCTGGGACAGTTGGCTATCGAATCTCTCAGAGGTACCGACCTCTCGATAGCGGAGTGCCTGAGTTTTTTCTTTTTGATGGTCTGAGCCAGATGGATCAGTGGATGGGCAATTTGTTTTACCGACATGCTCATCCACTGGAAATTGAGAGTATGTATTTCCATCAGCTTTCGTACTGGAATGGTTGGCATGAGGTTCTACGAAAAGCTGAAACTCCGACCAAGTAAGAGGTAAAGATGCCTGATTTTCCCGTTTCGACGACCTTCACCGCCCATGATCAACTGACTCAGTTTTTCACCAAGGGTGAAGCCGCAGCGGGAAAATTCGAGACAATGGTAAAGGGTGCGTTCAATCGTTCCGGGCGTGAAGCGAGTCTATTCAGTAAAATAGTAGGCGGTGTCACGCTCGGGAATCTTGCGGCTCGCGGAATTTCAGCCGCAGGACGAGGTATAAAGGATCTCGTGGTTGATTCTAAATCAGCTGCCAAAGATTTAATGTCCTTGAAAACAGCGTATGGATCGGTATTTGAAGGCAAGGCCGACGATCAGTTGAAATTTGCATTCGAGCAAGCTAATAGGCTTGGCCTGGCGCAAGAAACAACCGCTCGATCATATATGCAGCTCGCCGCTTCTGCAAAAGGCACAAAGCTCGAAGGTGCGACAGTAAAAGAAGCATTCCTGGGTGTCGCTGAGGCCTCTACTGCCTTGAAGCTATCTCAGGAGCAATCTGAAGGCGCGATACTTGCCGTTACTCAGATGATTTCCAAGGGCAAAATCTCGGCAGAGGAACTTCGTAGGCAGATGGGCGAGCGCATCCCCGGTGCGTTCAATATCGCCGCTCGAGCTATGGGGGTCACGACACAGCGGCTCGATAAAATGATATCCACCGGTAGAATTACGGCTGAAAAATTCATCCCAAGATTCGCTGCACAATTACGAAAAGAATTCGGCCCCGCTGCAATAAAAGCTGCTCAGGATTTTGCGGCCATAGAACAGCGTTTTGAAAACTTGAAATTGACGATGAGACAAGGGATAGGTAGTACAATATTGCCTATTTTGGCGAAGGTGTACGAAAGAGCTTCGCCGATAGTCATGAAGATGACTGAATGGGTGAATGCGAATAGGGATTTAATATCTACGAAGATTATTGAGTTCCTTGATAACACGGTGGCTGGAGTCGAAAAAGCGATCCCAAAAGTAAGGGAATTTGTTGGGTTTATTCAGAAATTAACTCCCCTGATCAAGGATATTGGTCCTGGATTTGTCGCAGCGCTAATCGCGTACAAGGCTATGGAAATTGCATTCAAGGGCGCCGTATTCATCATGGGTATATTCAAAACCATAAACGCCATAATCTTCGCATATCAGGCCTATGTTGGCGGCGCAGCAACGGCTACGGAAGCGCTTAATTTCGTTATGGCAGCGAATCCAGTGGGGCTTGTCTGTGTAGCGGTTGCGACCCTCGCGGGCCTTTTTGCTATCTTGGCGAACAGGGTTGGAGGCGTTGGGCCAGCGTTCGGCGTTTTGTGGAATTGGGTTAAGACTCTTGGATCTGGAATTCTTTCTTCGCTTTTATGGCCCATTGAGAAACTATTTGACCTTCTCGGGAATCTCCCCGGTCAGTCCGGTGAGGTTTATAGGAGCATGGCAAAAGGGCTAAAAGATTTCAGGGCAGAATCAAGCAAGTGGGCCGGCGGCAATGGCGGGATGTTTGAGTTTGGCGTCGTGCATGACAAGGCCGTAGGCGCAAAAGAAGTCCAAGACGCACAGCTTGCCCTTCTCCAAGCAAAAACCGAGGGAGAAAAGAAACAGGCAACGCTCGATCTGAAGGCTGCACAACTCAAGGCAGCGACAGCGATGCGAACGCCGGATGATCCTGAATTCTGGAAACTGTTCGAGTCAGGCTATAACCCCAAAACCGCATCGCCAGAACCGTCATTGCAAAAATATTCCTCTGCGGGAAGTGTAAAAAATACTCAAAACAAGCCGGCCATTTCCGCTCCGCTTGCTCTGAAATATCCTGAAATCAGCAACATCGCAAGCCTTATCCCTTCGAGCGTTACGGCTAATATTGCTCTTCAGCCCTACCAAAACAAGAAACCTATGGAGCAGAAGCCTTCATCTTTGGCACGTCCGGCGCCTGTGGTAGATTCTCGCAAAATTGAAATAATTACTACCGATCAAAATAAAAAACCCATAGCCCAAAATATCCAGCCTTCATCCTTGGCACGTCCGGCGCCTGTAGTAGATGCCAGGAAGTTCGAGATTGTTTCGCCTACAATTCAGAACGTATCTAATCAGCGGGCTCAAGCAACTGGACAGAAAATTGTTATTATGCCGATACAAATTCCATCTCCTGCTCCGGCGAGAGCAGTACAACCGAAATCCTCATTTGGAGAATTCAGAAGGCAGGAATCATTAACGTCCGGAAGGAATGACAGGAGTTCTCCGCGGGAGGCTCCTAACAAGGCCGAGGTAAATAGGCAAAATAATCTATCAAAATGGATAGGACGCTTGTTCATCGGTGGTGCGCCAGAAGGTTCAAAATTCGAACAGGAATCATTTGGACCCGCCGAACTTCATGTTGAACTCATGGGAGCAAATAACTAATGAGCTGGCAGGCAAGAGTACGGAAAAGCATAAAACTGACCTCTCCTTCTGGCCTGGTATTCGAAGCAGGGTGGAAGGGCGACGATCAATCCGCAAAAAAGCGCGTAGGCATATTCCAGTACCCAGGCATTAATGGAACAGATACGCAAGATCTTGGAATAGACGGTCTTGAAATTCCTCTCACCTTGTATTTTGAAGGTCCTACGAACGATATCGAATCCCGCAGATTAATTCGCGCTCTCGGGGAGACCGGAACCTGGAAAATCATTCATCCTGTCGATGGAGAAATGACGCTTCAGCCCCTTGAAGCTAAAAGAGCCGTGCAGCCGATTACAAGCGGGAATATCACTATTGTTACTACCTCTTGGATTGAGCCGACTTTTTCTAAGCCGGAAGAATCTTTATCTGAGACGGTGGCGGCAATTGAAGCGGCTGTTGATAGGCTCGATGAAACTATTTCGGTATCGATATCTTCGGCCCTTGATCGTATTTCTTCCAAGTTTTCCAAGGGTGGTAATTTTACAGCGCCTCCGGTCTCTACAGCGCCCTCATCCCCTCAATCAGAGGCTATCAGCGAAATTGCGGGATCGCCGCAACCTTCTGGCGGCTCTATAAGTTCTGGAGTTAAGAAAGAAATAATAAAGAATGTCGTTACAAGGAATATTGAAATAGTGCAGAGTGTTGTCGCTAAAAACGGTGGCTCTACTGGCATGTATGCCTCACCTATTCCTGATTATGAAAATGGAGTCCCGTCTTCAGCGGCCGATGAATCTTTGGCTACAGCCGCTGGAGTACAAGTATCAGATACTTCGTCGATTCTCAGCCAGTCAAGGGGAATAATCTCGCTTAATGATGTGGCAGCGAAAGTTGATGGGATGATTGCACAGCTTTTTAGAGTGATTGATGAAAGCACTTTTTCGGTTACTGATGCAATCGGCGTCATTCAACATATCATGGAACTTCCTGGTCTTATCTCAGGAGCTCTTGTTTCCCGAGTTAACGCCATTAAAGGAATTGGAATCAGTTATCTCAACTATTTTGCTAATGGAAATATGAATTCCCTAAAAAATACCGTGTCTGCACTCATAAATGAGGTATTCATAACAGCGACTATATCTGCAATAGCCCGTGAAATAAGTAATGCAACGCCTGAAACAAGGTCAGAATCTGTCGCCATCATAAGAGCCTTCGCTGAATATTCTTCAGAGGTTTCGACGGTGACAGACGTAGCTAATGCTCAGACCGCAGGGCTCAATATCGAATCGCAATACTTCGGGGGAGTAGCCACCCAAGAAGCGATTTTTGACATTACTGCACTTATTGAAAGATATCTGCTTTTGCTTATGTACAATCTCAAGGTTGAGCGCACCATCGTTCTTGAACGTGATAGATACCCTATGGAAATAGCAATTACTGAATACGGTTTGAACGGATGGAAGGATGATTATTTCTTCTTATTTCTGCGCACCAATAAGCTCATAGGACGAGAAATAATGCTGTTGCCGGCCGGCCGTGAAGTAAAAATCTATGCCTAACCCAATCCCCGGAAAACAATACATAGTCCAGAAGGGTGATACCTTTAGGACCATCGCTATTCGAGCCTATGGTGACGAAATAAACTGGCTGCGCATCTATCGCGCAAACATGGCAACGCTCAGATCAAAAAACGCTGATATTTTATTTTCAGGTGAAGTTCTTTTTATCCCCACTGACGATATAGTTTCGAATGCGAAAAACTCGGCAGCGATAAGCAGAAACACATCGAATACTAAAGAGTCCTTGACTTTCACGCTTGACGGCCATGAAATACCTGTTTTGAATTGCCGATTTTTGCGCGGTATAAATTACATGGCTTCATCGTGGATTGTCCAAATCGCCCAGGTCCATGGCCGCGATCAAAAGCTTGACCGTAGCGCTCGGCCGTTTTCATATGCGGCAAGTGAATTATATCTCGGGTCTACCCGTGTAGCGAAAGGGAAGCTATACATTGTAAGTTCTAAACAGGAAAAAGAGTCCTTTATAAAAACACTCGAATGCTTTACTTCAACGGCGGATCTCGTTGATTCGCCCATCCAGGAATACGAATTTGATGGAACCATGAAAAGCATTGCCCAAAGATTATGCAATGGTAATGGTTTTCAAGTTGTATTCGATATTCCTGCTGGGCTTCCATTCGATATGCCTACGGCTACAAAAACAGAAACCGTCAGCGAAGTTTTAATAAAGCTAGCCAAGCAACGCGGAATGCTCGTTACCTGTGATGAGCAGGAGCGCGTTGTATTCTTGAAAGCGAATATCAACGGCAAGCCTGTTGATTATCTGGAAGAGGGAAAATCAGGGATGCTCCCCTTCGAGGCTCGCTTTAATGGCCGCGACAGGTTCTCAACGTATTCGGCAGTCAGTTGGGCGGGTGACGGTGAAGGGCCATATCAAGTTGCTAAAGATTCCACGGTTCCCGGAGCCAGACAGTATACCTTCATCGCCGATGACACCGACGAGGCCAACGTAGCGATAACCGCACAATGGTATCGCGCTAAAGCCGTTGCCGATTCCCTTAAAGTCCCATTCCCCGTTCCTGATTGGTATGATTCGCATGGGAATTTATGGACGCCGAATTCTATGGTAACGGTAAAAAGCCCCTCTCTCGATATTTCAAAACCGACAAAGGTTCTAATCAGCGATGTTGAATATTTTTATTCATCCGAAGGCAGGAGTTCGAAATTATACATCGTTCCGCCTTGGTCACTCGCCGGCGGGGAGGTTGAAGAACCATGGGAATGATAGGGATTGTTTCCGCTGATCCGTTTCTCGCACGGATAAAAAATAGCAATAAGTACGCGCTTATGCTTCAAGTCAAATTCCCTGGAAACGGAAAAGACGTTCGGACGATTCAGTACATGGCTCAGTCTGGCGAAGACACCGTTCCGGTAAAAGATTCTATAGTGGGAATTGTCGATATCGGCGGCGTGTTGCTCGCTGTCGCATCCTATGATGGGATTTCTTCTACCCGCTCTCCGGGGGAGAAGGAATTTTATGCCGTTGATGGGACGACGAAAAAAGTGCGGTTCGTTCTCAAGAAAACAGGGAAAGCATATTTAGGGAATGCAACTACCGGTCAGAATCTGCGGGTAGCGATAGAAAACGTGATTGATGCCATGGATACGCTTGCCAATGGGTTATGTGTTACAGGGAGTCCCTTGACGACTGCTGCCGCCGTGAAGGTTTCACTAAATACCGCAAAAACGTATTTAGTAGCATTTTTGGATAATGCGTCATGACTTTGACGTTTGTGTTTATTTCAGACTCTATTAGGGGTGAGAGGAATCCATGATTGATTTGTATTCTGGTGATCCGCGTATTGTGCTCACAAGCGAAGGCGCTGATTTTGAATACGCTGGCGGGCAGCCAGTCATGGATCGCGGACTCGAAAATTGCATTATTTTATCTCTTTTTGCCAATAAAGACTGGTGTGGGAACATTTTTCTTCAGGACAAGGAGAAAATTGGTTCCGACTTTGAAGAAGTATGTAGCAAGACGATCACTCTTGGGATGCTTGCGGATGTAGAAGTATCTGCTGAAAAAGCATTGAAATCGACGGCATTCGGAGGCGCGAGTGCGGTCGCAAGGAATCCAGCAAACAACGACCTTGTTGTGGATCTTACATTAGGATCAGGTGGTGCTTTTTCTTTAATGCGTTCACGGTTGCTTTGGACTGAACAGGTAAAAGACCCCGCCTATCGGAGGATAACTTGAGCTATCCCGTTCCTTCGACACTAAGCCTTATCGCGCGATTCAAGGCGAGTATTGAAGCTCGCTTAAATAAAAAAACTCCGACTGCTGATGAAGCCTATAACACGGTTCTCGCCGTGACGCAGGGCATGATAGCCAAGGGTCTCTATGCCTATGCGGCAGATCGAGTTACTGCGAATTTCGTTCGTACCGCTCAGGGCGCGGATCTTGATCGCCTGGGGCGAGATTGGGATTGCATACGGATAAAGGCTACCGCTTGCCAGCTTACAGCTTCTCTCGCGGCCATCGACGATACACAGATCGATCTCGCCACTGTTTTTATTGGCCCTCAAAACTTGAATTACGAAGTGCAGGAAACTGTTGTCGCACCCGAGCCCGGAGCTTCAGGATCGGGGGTCGTTATAACATTGAAATGTGAAGAAGCAGGTGTCGCAGGGAATTTGCTGGTTGGCGATGAATTGAATATTCAGAGCCCTATAGCGGGCGCAGGTAGGACAGCTACCGTTACCGCCATTACAGTTGTTGGCGCCGAGAATGAAATAGATGAGGATTTCAAAACCAGAATTCTCGATGCTGAACGCGCTGAGGATGGAACTGGGGATTCTTCGTCATACAGGAATTGGGCGCAAGCTGTCGCCGGGGTGAAACGGGCATACCCATTCTCTGGCCCTCCCGTAGATTCAGCCGTCACCCCTACTCCGGTGATGAGGACAATCTACATCGAAGCGACAGCCGCTATCGATGCTGATTTTATCCCCACGCAACCCCTTCTTGATGCGGTACGGGCCGCGATACTTATAAACCCTACAACCGGAATTTCACGCGAGATTCTTGGGTTCACGACTGAAACTCTTTATGTTGAGCCAATTACTCGCCTGCCAATTTATATCCAGATATCCGGACTAAAGGTAAACAGCGGAACTATAGCATCGGCACAAACTGCGATCACGACAGCGATCACGGAATTTATTGAGAATTTCGTTCCGTTTGTTCAAGGTCTTGATCCCGACTTTGAACGCATGGATATTATTACCGCGCAGCATCTTGGTCGAGAAGTGCAAAACATAATTGATGCCTATAGTGGGACTACGCAAACTGTATCGTTTGGCCTTTCGGTTGGAACATTTTTAGCTGAATACGCTCTGGCTAATAATGAACGCCCTAAGTTTGGCGGAATTGCTTGGGTGGACCCTGTATAATGGGTAACAATAGTCCGTTCATGCGACGAGTTATGGACTCGATTCTCCCTACGAGTTCAATAAGCGGTGCCGCATTGAAGCCAATTCCGGACGGAAACATGGATAGGCTCCATGATGGGATGTCGGACAATATGCAGGATCTTTTTAATGATCTTACAAATCTAGCCTATATCCGAAATCCATGGGATTGCCCAATTGTTTTGTTGCCCGATCTCGAACGAGAATTTGGTATATCACCAAACCCTGCGCTTACTGAATCAGAGCGTCGAGGGAATCTGTCCGTAATTTGTTATAAACACCGCCATTCCCTTGCGACCGCCGCAAAATTACAGAGAGCCCTTGATCTTGCAGGGTTCGGGTTAGGAGGGTATGGCTTAATAGTTTCCACAAACTCAAACCCCGCAACTGATCCATCGGCAATTGTCGATAAGTCATATCAGCTTACAGCACACGAGATCGGTGATGGTGATCTGTGCGCTGGACATTCTTTAGCGTTCGCTGCGCAAAGGAGCGGGTATTACTTGGTAAATGGAGATTTTTATTCATCCTCTCCGATTTATCCTCAAGCGGGGCTTGTTTGCGCACGTGCTTTCGATGGGAGTGATTCGGAATCTCCAAAGAGCAGAGCGGGATATTACGAATCATATGTTTATTATGTAAATGAGTTTGTTTCTCCGCCTTCTGGATACTGGCCCATGTTGTTTTTTATTGGTGGAGAAGTTTCGTTCAACCTTGATGGGACTATAGCGGCAGTTTCGGCCGTATGGATTCCATCGCATCGAAGACAGGAACTTCATCGCCTCGTTTTACGCATGAAGCCACTTGGAACCTGGGCGTCTATGATCGTTCAATATAACTAAAGGAGCAGAAAATGAAAGACTATAAGACATTATACGGCTCGCTTGTAACCGGAGATTGGCCGGCAACAGTAGCTAAAAACGCAAGCGGTCCTCTCGCCAGCGATGGTACTCCTTTTACTGCTGACCTGATCAATGACCTTTGGGGAGGGCGCATCGATCTTATGGTGCGCGCAAGCCTTACCCCTGATGGTGTAACTGAGGCAAATGCCACAAGCCAGTTCGTCGCAGCCCTACATCGAGTAATCCGCGGGCCTGGGGAAATTGTACTGTTGGCGCTCAATACGACAACGCTCGCGACTCGAAGAATAATTGCCCTCACAGGCCAGATTATCACGATAGCGAATTATGCGGAACTCTGTGCTGCCGTTTATTGCGGTGACGCCGACAATCCGACTGCCCCGGCATTTTATAAAACATCGGATGCTGGCGGAACCACCCGTTCGACGACAGGAGGGTACATGGTTTTCCCTGATGCCAGAGGACTCGTTGTGCGAGGGTTGGGATCGAATTCAAAAATAACAGCTGCGAATGGAAGTACTTATTCCGGTGGAACTAAAATAGGTGAACTGCTCACTGATATGTTTGCAGGCCATATACATCGATTCATGAGGCCTACTGGGACTGTCGGTGTAATAGCGCAGTATGATGGTACGGCTGCGGGAGCCGCAAACGATAGTTTTGCCCGAGGAAGCGGAACGAGTATTGGAACTCTCTCCATCGATGTCACGCCTTATAATGATGGCACTAATGGTTCACCACGCTACGGAACGGAGACACGCGGGGCGTCGATGGGTGCTCAGATTTGCATAACATATTAAGGATGGATGAAAATGAAAACAGTAATTTACTCCGACATCGACGGCTACCAGGTAGTAAAATATTTTGCGGAAGCACAGGTCGATCCTATCGTTACTATGGCAAAAGTCTCTGACAAGGTTCTAGGCCTCAATGAACTCGCCCAGGTGAATTCGGTCAAGGCAAAGGTTATAGCGCTTTTGATATCGGCAAACAATTTCACTGATCTTTCGAACTCGGCTAATAAAACAGGCAATACGACCCTGGCCGCAAGTTACCAGAAGCAGAGTTCGGCCGCACGCGCTCAAGTCGCCGTCCTCGAAGAAGAGTATGCAAAGGTATTGGCAGCATACGAAAAAGCCAGGAACAGTATCATCGAAGCAAATTCGGTTTTCTTCACCCCTGGTCCTGGAGAGTCGTTTATTTCCGACGAGAACTACGCTGCGCTCAAGAACCAGTTCGACGCTCTTCATGAAGACGAAAAGCTCTGCATCAACGGAGTTGTCATAAAGGATCTGCGCGACAAAACGTTCTGGACCAAGGGCACTAAATGGGAAAGTATGACAATATCTTCGCTCGGCCAGGGATTGCCCGCTGGAGCAATTCTAGAATCTGATCTCGATGAATCACAGAGGGCCGAAATCTCAAGCGAATATGAAGCAGCGAGAATTTCAGGAATGACAGCCGACGAGAAGAACACCGAAAAGGCCATTGTCCTAAACAACGCAGCGCGTGACGCCTTGCAGAAAAAAGGTATCGCAGAAATCACCAAAGAGATATTCGACGCTCAAGCGTGGTATGCCGAGAAGAAATTGGAGATCGAGGCGAAGTATGCATAAAAAATAAGGCGAGAGACTGGACATCCCCCGCCTTGTGCCTCCCGCCCTCGGTTCACGCCGAGGGCTTTTTATTTTAAGAAATGCAATGTAAAAATAGCAAAAACAAAGTTACCTAGTTTTTATAATCGATGTACTTAAAATTGCTTCCGTCACAATCACCACCAATGTACAAAACAGTACTGGCTAGTACTGTTCCAATCTTTTTACGTGGTAGCGCTTCCGCGCCGTCTGGCTGATGCCGCCTCGCCTCTTTCGCGGTTGGCTCTATCGCGGTTCACCTGCTGCCGGATCGCCCGCAAAATATACTGCTGAGGCTTGATCATGGCCTGGCTCTCCATCTCTTTTTTCATTTCCTCAAGGAGGGTATCGGGTATGGTTAATTCCATTATTGTGTCACCGCCACGACTTCGCCACCATCGTATAATTCAACTGTTCCGAGGGTTCCTGCTGTCGTATCGATTGCAGCCTTATAGGTTCCAACTGAATTCGTATAGAACAGAACGCCGCCGACAACGCTCCAGGACGAAATAGTTGCATCTGATACTAGATCATGGCTTATGGCGGTTTCCCCTGAGAGATCGAGTAGACTTACTTCTGCATCTGTAGAAGTAGGGCCAGCATAAATATTCCCTTCCGAATAAGCCCAGTTAAAAACAAAGCCATAACCATAATCATGCCCATTCTTAACACTACTTACGGGCACGTCTGACGAATTGCATTTGCCGATGCTTGTCGAAGAAATGCGGAAGGTGGAATCTCCGTTTGTAAGTACGGATTTATCCATAAAATATCCAATGCCTACATTTGTCAATTTGAGCCAAGACGCATCGCTCAAATACGCCCAATCTACCGGATTCACATTCATGTTATACGAAATAACTACTTCGGCAGAAGGGTTGAGTGTTATCGGATAAAGGTGTAATGAATACCCGCCAGTCGCCACGAGCCCGGCCCCTGCCCTTCCTGGTTCATTGTCCCATATTTCGTGACCCACAGCGAGAACTAGGCTTCCGCTATCGCTATCGATGAGAACGAGGCCATTTGAGAGCCTTTCCGCGAATTCTTCTGTGATCCACGGAATGCCGAAATTCTTAATGACACCCTCTGAGGTTATGACTTGCGCCTGAATGCTGGCTGTACCTGGCATTGCGACAACATAGACATTCCCCAAAAAATCAGCATACACCCATGAGGATGGATCGAGGCCCCGAGATATTCCCGTATCGATTGAATCAGTTTGATAGCTACCCGACGCACTGTATACTTTGGCCTCGTCGGAGAGCATTGTAGCCGTTCCGCTCGCGAGGTCCAGACGATAGATTGAACCGCCAGAAATGTACCAGGCTGTTGAATCCCGTGCGAAAATCCGTGTCCAGCTTGAGGGGATCACCGTTACCGTGGCGAGGGCGCCGGTTGATATATCGAGGGTTGCTGTAGCATCCACGTCACCATAGGTATATGAAATTAAAACATAGTTCGGCGTAAGCTGGACGGTTTTCGTTACCGTTACTTCTACGGGAAGTCCTTCGGCATCGTTAAATGTCACCGTCTCAGCTATCCCCAAATCAGTAATAACTCCAAGCGTAGCGCCTGCTGATTCTAGCACGCTCCTCCCCGACATAGATCGAGAAGACTTGGCCTCCGCTGTCCCCTGAAGGAATATCCCGCGCGCCCCGGAAGTTGAAATATTGGATGGCGCACTTGGCGTTGGATTATTGAGAATGTCACACCCGGAGAGCGTAAGTAACACGATTAAAAAGATTACCAATTTACGTTTCATTTTGTCCTCCAATTCTTCATTATACCGTATTTTACACCCTCTATACGGAGTGTGCAATAGCGTTGACGTTTGCAACGAATTTTGACACGCTTTTTTTATGAATTCCAAGGGTTTTTATGGGTGAATTAGAGCGAGAGGTTATGGATCGCCGATTGCGCGATCTTGGATGTGTAGGCGATGGTGCTGAAAGTTCACCACATAGGCGTTTTCGCATAAACGCTGGGCAGGGATGGATCGCCTCGCCCGCCGAAACCCTCCATCCCTCGCGGCCAATGACGGTGCGTGTGTATCCTGGCGACGTGATATTGCACCATGCCCGAGTATTCATCGGGGCGCCAGAAGGATGGCCTGATCTGGCCGGCTGGGATTCCGTGATAATTACTCCTGAAATGATCGGAAATACCATAGCTGTTTTTGCAGGCGATGAAGCCAAAACTGAACATGTAAAATTATCGAAAGTGCAGAAGATTTTTCGCGATGTTATATTACGCATGGGCGGGCGGTATGAGGTCATAAGATAGTCCGTTCGAACACATGAAACACGATTGCGCCGCCAAGAAGCTGGAAGGTTCCAAGGTAATTCAGTTTCGCATAATCAGGAATTGCGGAACCTGTCGGCACTATTTCGAATACTCGTGACTGCATGGGTTCGTCAGGGTCTACAGAAGCCCAAATACAAGGAGTGTCGCCTTGAACCTGAACGCATAATATTTCTGCGTATTTAGGCATATTGACAACGAAACCGGGATCTGCTTTTAGTTCGTATTTATAAATTCTTTTCATTTAGCGGTTTCCTTTTCCATTTTTTCATGGAATTTTTCGAGGATATCGAAGCACATAATAATATCCTTATCTTCCAGTGGTGGTAGTTCGTTATCGATTCTGTATTGATTTACCCAATTTCGAAATTCATTCAACTTTTCTTCCCTGCTTTTCATACCACGGCCTCCATTTTTTCCTTCATTCCCTTCTGGATTTCCTTCTGCTTGAAAAAACACCACCCATTTTTATATCCGCGAACCCGCGCGATCTCATGTAGTAGCGGCACATTCACCGTAAGGCGTTCCGACTTTCCCGCCTCTACCCTTTTCTTGTTTTCCATTTCCGTAAGGCGCCAATATACCCACATGCACGAACGTCCCAATTCTTCGGCCACATCGAGCAATTCCTTAATCGGCCCGGACGGTACACCACCCTCCATGAGTCCCTTCACCGCCTCATCAGTCGCCCGCCCGATTCTGTCCTGAACGTCGCGCTTTTCCTCGGGCATCAAATCGGCGAAACGCTTCGGGCCTTCGCGTTCTTCCAAGTTCGCGTCGATGACGGGCAAGCCGGCGCGGCGGGCATCGTCCTCGTTCTGATTCTTCAGCGTACATCCAGCGCAACTCGGTTTGTCGCAATACTGATAGTCTAAGTGTGGGCATAGCCTGAGTGTCGCTGGATCGGCTTTTTTTCGGCTGCGCTTTTCCCTTCCGTAAAAATTCCAATCGATTGAATCGAGCTTGAAAAGCGGGACGCCGGGGAATTCTGGATCGAAATGCTCCTGCACGAGATTCGCGTGATCGAAGAACAGCGCTTCCTCTTTTTTGTATCCTGTTTCTGGATTCTCAAACGGGCGAAGAATTCGACCCACCATCTGGAAATAGAGGGCTCTGGATAAGGTAGGGCGAATAGATGCGCCATATTCGACGCGCGGCACATCGAGCCCATACGTACACAAATCGCAGTTCACAAGCCCATCGATCCGCCCGAGCTTCAGGCCATCAATCAGGGCCTTTCTCTTGGCGGTCGTAATATTCCCTTCGATGCAGAAAAAGTCGAATCCTGCTTCGCGGAATTTTTCAGCGGTTTCATAGGCTGATTTTACAGAACGACAGAAAATGAGTGCGGGTTTCCCTTTGTTGTAATCCTTATTCATTTGGACGACCGGCTGCCCCGGAAGTGAAATCGCTGTTTTTGAAACGGTTCCATATTTTCGATAGTAGTTTATGACATCGCCATAGACCTTGTGTTTTTCCAAAAGAGCTTCGAGTTCATCAGCATCGAACTCGGTTCCCTTTCGGTGAATCTTATCGAGGCCTTCAATCGGCGGGGCGAAATATCTGAGAGGCGAAAGGAAACCGCGATCCGTGAGCCAGGGGATTGAAGGGCCATAGATGCATGTTTTGTAGACTTCGGAAAGCCCTCTTCCGTCCAAACGCTCAGGCGTGGCCGTGAACCCGATGATCTTAATATTAGGAAGTCCTACGGCGGCACGATTTTCGTTTGCGGCGTTCCTGATTTTTATTTGAGCATCAAGAGCAATATGTGCCTCATCAAAAATAAGCAGATCCGGCCAATTTTTAATTCTGTCGAGGCGGCGCAAAAGCGTATCCTTGGAAACGACATGCACCATGTAGGCGCGCGATTCTTCTCGACCTGCCGATATTTTCCCATGTGGAACCCCCCATTTCAAAAGGTGATCCGAACCCTGCGTAAGAAGTTCATTGCGTGGCACGGTTGACCATATCCGATAGCCCTTGGAATAGCTGGACTGAATAATTTCGGACGCCAGCGGTGTTTTCCCCGCGCCAGTAGGGAGTTGGATACAGACCGAATCGCATTTAACGATTGCGGAACGGGCGGCGGTAAAGGATCGAGACTGATAATCACGAAGCATTTATGATGAAACCTTTTCGCGTAAGTTCGGCGAGGGCTTTGTCGATCTGTATTGCCAGTCCACGTTCTTTTTGTGATCCCATTTCTGACCACTCGTAATAGCGATAATCGCTAACCGCTTTTAACACTATGCCCATCTGTTCGATTAGCGCATCCCTCGGATCGGGCTGGCCTAGAATAATAGCCTTTACTTGTTCGGCGTAAGGTTCATCTTGATTGCAGACGATGTACTTTTGGTTCATTGTCTTGCCGGTGATTAGCCCATAGCTCTGAACAAAAGATGCAAGAGCCTTATGGATGGCTTGATATTCAAAATCTCCCTCTTCTGCACCCATTTCCGCAAAACGCTTTTTGTTGATTACGATAAACATATCGTCATTAAATTCTTTCATCCTTGTTCTCCTTCAGGCTGGCCCTGCGTGATGGCGAAACGAAGTTTGCTCTTATTCGCAGTCAGCCATTGAATGTTGGTATGTTCGGTAACATAAACTATCGCCCTTTCCGCGCACCTCCGCGCCTCGTCTGCGCGGACGTCGGCATCGCGGAGAGTGGTAACTCTAGCAAGCTCAAAGATTTGTGCATCAGTATATCCATATCTATTGGCAAACTCCCACGCGCTTTCAATGCGTTCCATTCAGTCCTCCTTGACTTGTTCTATTCTTGGCATTATTGAGATATCTAAGTAGTAACTTGATATGCCTATAAATAGAGTTATCGCTTTCCTACCATGTGGTTTTTCTGTAATCGAGAAATGGGCCATACCGTCTTTCGATGATGCATTAATTTTCTTCTCATTGCGTTTTCGCATCGCTGTTATATGTTTTCCTTCTACAAAAATTTTAATGGCATCAATAACCTTATCTTCATGCTCTGCATCTTCCGTCCACGGGATAAGGACTATATCCATATCCCGTGACATCGAACCATGGAGCGTAAGTGCCCATCCAAAACGCTGAACTATTCGGTCAAGCTGTGCATAAATTATCGAATAATATGGAGGCAACATGCTCATCCTCCTATCTCGCGCCCGTGCTTGGCGGCGATTGCATCAAATGGAATTTCCTCTCCACTTATGCCCAATGCATCTCGACGCTCTTGTCTTCGTGCATGCTTAGCCACTTCTTCCAGCATCGCCCTCGGCACCCTCTTCGCCTCGTGGATCAGGGCGGCGGCTTGGGCGGTTGTGAGTTTCACCTTATAGTCAATACCGTGCGGATACCCGCGAGCATCGAATCGTGCGGTACCAACCATCTCACGTATTTTATCCACCAATGCCCTATCGCTCTCCGGCACTTCGGTCGGGACAAGAAGGGCAAGGGCCTTTGTTATTGCTTCTTTCTCGTATGTCCATGGCCCTTGATATGCTGGATGTGCAGTTAGCCTACTGCGTATCTGTATTTCTGCTTCTTTGGTCAGGATTACAACTTCCATTTGACCGCCCCTATCTCAAGCGCCACATCGAGCCCGGCGACCGAGAGCCTGTACTCATAATGTAACGGAAGCCCAGCCCCCTCCTGGCGACCAAGAAACCCGCGCTTCCAAAGCCGTTCGGCGGCAGAATCTGCGCCAGAAAAACTGAGCCGTTTCCGTAGCCGGGCCAGCGTCCACCATTCGAGATCCGACATGATTCTGAGAACCGATTTCTGCGTTTCCCCTAGATTGATAATTGTTGCCTTACTCACGATCTTCCTCCCTTTTTTCTGTTTCCTCAACTATTTCTTCCATAACCTCATCCACGTCATCCAGGACTTCGATTTCACTGTCCTGCATCCTTGATCTCCTTTACGGTGAACTTATCGGGATTACTTTTCCATTTTGCGATCTGCGCTTCCTGAATAATCGGGTTCGGAAATACCGGCAGCATCCTTCGCTGAAATATGCCGACGCGGATATACAGGATCGCTTGGCCGTCACCGCATACCGTCGAATGCGGATAATCAATCGTTATGAGCGTCGGGGCGACGAGCGAATAAATGGCGACCACCGAAAGAATCAGGAATGCGATCATGAATATCCCGACTGAAATAAATCTCCGCCGGCGTAATTTTTCCATGCTGCGAACGTAATACACGCTATTGAATTTTTCTTTCATTTCGCAGCGCTCCCGTTCACTATTTCCCTTATCTCTTCCGGGGTGCAGGTTTCTTTCACGATTTCCACAATTTCCTGCGCTGCCGTTTTCTTCCCATATTTTTTATCGAATTTTTCGGGATCTCGCTTGTATTCATGAACTCTCTTTTTGTAGATATGCTTCAGGGCGATTTTCCCTTTACGGGTTTTATCCGCAAGCCAGCGAGCGGGAACGGTTGGAAACAGGATACCGATCAGCCGTAAGTACCATGGGGCTTTCGTTGGTTTATGTTTTTTCTCAAATTCGCGGAATGCAGGCCTGAATCCATGATAAATTTCCTTCCATGATTTCGCGCTCACCTGTTGCCTCCTAGTAGCTATAATGACCTAGATATTGCTTGATTGGTTTCTTGATAAGTGGTTCACCTTGCCGTCTGCATAATCCGAACGCCGCATCGACCGGAATCTTATCGGGCTTCGTGAACGAAAACGGTATCCCGCAAATCTCATGCTTTCCAGAGCGTTCGGCGTTGACGATTGTCCAGTAGGAAATATCAGCCTCGGGATCTTTTTTCAGCGCCATCGCCCGCAAAACCCTCTCGGCCTCTCGCAGGCTTGCGCAGTATTTTCCACCGACCCAGCATTCGCGACATTTACCTTTTCCATGCAAATCGGTTTCACGCACTTTTAATCTCCTGGCTCAAAACGGAATTTCATCATTCTCGATCACGCCTCTAAAAACCGTGCATCGGCGCGGCTTGTCGCCAAGTCCCATGAAATTTATTATTTTTGACCGATCAACCACACAGGGATGTCTCCACAAAAAACGCTTATAGCCTTTCCCTAGTCCGGTAATTCTTTGGATCTGATGATGTTCGTTCGCTATGGCGAGATTCCCGTCGAGATCGATCCCCAAGCCGTACATAATGGCCGTCGATTTATATGCTGCAATTTCGGTACTGGTAAGGAATCTCATTTCATTTTTTAACATTCCTTCCTCACCGGTACTCGGGCCTTTCGAGAATTTTATGCCGTACAGAATTCTTCTGAGTGCGTAGGTCTTTGTCCTGTCGCCAGCAACAGGAACCGGCTCGTCAAGAATGCGCTCGACAATTTCTTCGGCGTCATTTCTCCGGCTTTCTTCGACTTCGGTTTTATATATTTCAGCGAGGAATTTTCGCAATTCTTCGTCTTCTGGTTTTCGCCCTTTAAATACGATCCAATATGCGGAATATAAAATGCCTTCAAGGTATGCGTACCTACTCGAACGGTGCCCTATTTCCTCGATGAAGCCAGCGAGCCTATCGGCTTCGGCGACAATCTCTTTCAAGTGCATCCAGGCAAAGGCGCGAACGGCGCGACACTTCTGTTCAGAGAATGCGGCTATCGCTCGGGGTTTTAATCGTTTCCATGCTTCAGAGTCGCCCTTGACCATGTTCACAAAAAATAAACGATTTTCGTCGGCCTTCGCGTCAACGATGGGACTTATGGCGGCGAATATGAACATCTTCCGCAGGGTGAATTGCATTCCCTTTCCGTCGATAGTTCCCTTCCACGCGCGGGGCGCATCGTCGCTCGTCGATTCGCGCATTAGGGAAAACTGTTCCGCGCGTGTCCGGCGCTTTTTCTCGCTGTCGTCTTCAGCTTCCTCGATTACTACGGGACGACTTGAATCCTTATCGTGCTGACGGATGCCCGCGGCTGAGGTCTCGCCACCCGAGGCCGTGTCCTTACTGCCGCAGCCAGAAAGCATTCGCACAATAATATTCAGGGCTGTGGTTTTTCCTGATTCTGAATCGCCGGTGACAAGCCCTGCCGGGCGCCATGGAAGGGCACCGCCGAACGGCGCGAGTACCGACCATGAAAGAAGCCGTACCGCATCGGCCGGGGTCTCAAAGCTCATGCCGAGCGCGCTTGTCGCCATTTCGCGACGGATTTCAAGCGATGCCGGTTCATCTTCAAGCCCGAGATCGCGGGAATTCCCTTTGAGATAAATCCTGGAATCGGAGGATTCCCCGATCACCTGCCGGCCGTTGTTGTAGCAGATCCGCCCATCGTCTTCCCGCCAGGCTCCACAACCGCGAATGCAGTCGGGATCGAAATCGATTCTGTTTGCGATACGCACGACGAAATCTGTAGCGTCGTCCCAGGAGACCTTGCCTTTCTCGGCGAATTCATTTTCCCACCATCGAAGGCTTGCGAGGACAATGAGATTGCCTTTTGTCAACGATGAAAGTCGCCATGTGTGGAGGCGTTCGGATTCATCGAGCAAGTAGGTGTTGCCGTCATCGGCGGTTCCCAAAATGCGGAATGGAAGTTCCTTGGGATTATGGGCAGGGATTACGGGTTGTTTGCCTGAAGGAGGGCGAACAGTTTTTGGCGTAGAGTCGGTTTTTTCTGGACCATCGGTATTTGCGATTGGACCATCGCCATTCTCATTTTCCAATAATTCCTGACCGCTTCTGAGATATTCCGCCACTTCTTCCGGTGTCCGTACTTGTAGCGCCTCAACGATGTCCGCGCCTTCCGGTTTGATCGTTCGCGCCTCGGCAAGCGGCTCCCGTATTTGGACCGTGCATTCATAGTTATCCTCCAAAATCTTTTTCAGTTCAATCGCGGTCTGTCTTCCTGGCGCGTCGTCATCGGGATAAATTATTACAGTTCGCCCGCGAATCGGTTCGTAATCGACCAGCTTTAATTTTTTCCCGCCCGAGTTCCATCCCGTGTGGATAAATTCAGGGATTTGCTCACTGGCGGTAAATACGCATTTCGGGCCTTCGTGAATACATACGGGAAGATCGGGATTCCCGGCCAGCTTGTCCCGGTTATAGAGAAAATACGGTGGGTCTTTTGCGCGTAAATATTCCCCGTCGTACCAGAATGTCAAGTATTTTTTCTTTCCATCCTTAAAATCTGACGCGGGAAATCTGCATTCGGTGAAAGCAATTTTCCCATCAGTATCGAGATTTTTCCAAGTGCTTTCGATTTCGGTGACAGTTGCCCGGAGCGACTTGCTGGCTATTTCGAGAATGTTCGGCTTGACGTATACCTTCCGGGCTTCTACAAGGGTCAGGGATATGGCGGCTGTGTTTTTTGTTGCGTGTTTTTTGGCGGGGGCGGCGGTCGCTGGTTCCTGAAAATCTGCGGTCGCCATCCCGAGCGTTGATTTCACTTCTTCGATGACTTTCGGGAAATCAGATTTATTACTTGAAATTCCAGCGATGATTCGGGCAGCTTCGAAAATATCCATCTTGGCACCACATGCCGGGCAGTACAGATTCCCTTCTTTCGCATAGACAATCATCGAGGGGTGTGTATCAGCATGGGTACCGCTCAGGCATGATATTCGTTCCGCATCTGTTTTTGTTATTTTTATTCCGCGCTTGACGAGATATTCGCGTAGGAGGGGCTTATATCTTTGGATGTCGGTGCGCTCGGTCAACGCTTTGCCTCAATTTTCATGCTGTAAAATTCCTTTTTCACGATCCGTCGCTGCCGTTGCCTTTTCGTTTCTTTATCAGGGTCATAAAGCGCATGGCCGAAAATTTCAGCACGTTCGCCGTGCGCGGTACACTTGCAGGGTTTATAATGTTTTCCGGTTCCAGGGATGGGCTGGCTCATGCGTGATCCTCAGAGATCAATTTTTGTATGCGCTCAATCGCTGTTTTAGCTGATTCCAGATCGCGCCTTGCGCTCTCGGGGAATCCCTGGTTTATTTCCTTGAGGCGGTCGGATAATCTTTCCTTGATATCCCATCTATGGAAGCTCCCCAGTTGGAAGCCAAGTTCTTCGAGGGTTGATTTAACGTTGGCGTATTTTTCAATTTCATTTTTCAGTCTACTATTTTCTATCTGAACATCTTCAATTTCAGTCGCGATTCTTTTCTGTAGTTTTTTGCTCAGATAATAACCAAATCGATTTAGATTATCCTTTTCCTCAATTCTTCGTTTCCATTCCTCCATCCGTTCTTCGCGAGTAGCCATGTGACCATGATCTTTCACTAGGCTGGAATGGTACATAAGTACATATTTTAAGACCAACTCAAGGGATACTGTGTCGTGGTATGCGGCCTTTTTCTTGGTAAGAAGCCGTGACCCGGCCACAACCATGAGGCCAACGCCTTCTGGTACTTCGTCCTTGTCTATGATTCCGGGCGGTGCTACGAAGTAAAACTCATTACAAAACGGCATATATCCGCGCCATTTTGAATCGCGCAGAAAGTCGCTACGGCTTACCTTTATTTCGTACCCGGTTACAAGCTGATGCACCCAGCTTGGCTTCATTGCCCAGCCATCAAATAATTG